GGCTGGGCGGAGATTCTGAATCACGGAAGTGTAAGTGAAACCATCTGCTGTTTGACCCATTGCATTGGTGATGGGGGATTTGGTTGGAATATTTACAACCGCTTGTTCTTTGGTTGCCTTTGCAGAGAAAATGACTGATCCTACGTTCGAGGGACCGTTCATTTCAATTTTTCCGACACCAAACCCAGCAGTGGCTGCAGTGAAGAATGTGACTCCTCGGATGCCTTGGAATCCTTCAATCAAAATATTTTCTGCAGTCAAAGATTTAGTCTTCAGAGAACCTCTTTCGACTTCTATTTCTGTCCATTCACCAGATGCAAAGAATGTCGCGGTTTGACCGTCCATCAATGCAATTGAATATGCACTTGCCGGAATGTTGTTGATTGAAATTTCTGCATTATTCTTGTCTGTTCCGATAAAAAGTTTATTGACTTTGAGATTCAATCCGCCGGTGATTGATCCGAAAGAATAACCAAGTTGAGTCAGATCTGTGGTATTGGGTAGAGTAGCTCCGTATCCACGCTCTACAAAAACAGTCATATCAGTTGCTGCATCGGCATCTCCAGAATTATAACCAATCCAGACACCTCCAGACAAACCCCCAACTAAACAACATGCAATTGCCGTTGCTCCGAAAATAACGGTGTCTCCTCCTTTAGGGAAAACTGTTGCCGGAACACTGGAAGTCAGTGAAGTACGCCAATTTGCGGTATTTCCCCATTCGTAACCAGTTGGACCGACTGCAGTAAGACCTCTCCAGAAATAAGTAGCCATTTAAGTATCTCCTTGTTAGATATGATTATTTATGTATTTGTCAAATCTACAAGTTCGCATTTGTCGCCACTGCATGCAAAGGTTTGCGTTCCTTTTGTAGAATCCGACTTTTCATAATTAAAAAGCTGCTTCCAATCCACATTTTGAGGCATTTTATTCAACAAAGCTTCATATTCTTCCTTTGTACAGTCCTGATATGGGGCTTGACGATAGCTGTGATCAGAATGGGGTAGAAAAGAAATACCACTGATCTCGTCAAAATGCTCATACACCCAAGCACCCACTTCCATCCATTCATGCTCTCTGACCGTGACAGTAATAGATGGCTTGTGCTCACACCAGTGGCGTTGGTAAGTCAACCAAAGTTCCAGTTGCTCGATTGCGTCCATGTCATTTCGTGTGACAGAACCCACTGCCTTCATTGGGAATGAGAATACCATGACGCTATCTGGCTTCATGACACAGGGCTCATGAGGGAAACCAAGATCAATCATCATCTTGCAGAGAGGATCCTTTTGGTCTGCACGCACGGTACGAATGTAGTATTCGTTGTGACGAGCGTGAATACCAGAAGCGGCATCCACAAGTTGTGACACCGTTCCACTGGGTTTGACACATGTTATGGCGGCAGCCTGATTAATCTTGATCTTCTTTGCCCATTCTTTGTTGGTATCAATAGAAATCTGACGCAAGCCACCAAGCAATTTTTCAAGGTGTTCATTTCCACCATACATCATTGGATTGTCCATGATGCCAGTCAAGGAAACACCAAGCAGAGCTTCTTCTTCACAGTTCTTCTTCCATTCTGATGAAAGATATGGGAAATGAGTCAATGATGCTTGGAAAGTCCCGAGAACGCTGGCAAGTCGAACTTTTCGTTGCAGACTCTCAACGGTATCTTCCGGACGAACCACGACTTCAGTGAGATTGCAGAACTCACGATCTCGCAGGATGATCTCTGAGCACGGGTTGGTCCCAAACTCGTATGATGCGTCACGACGCTCACCCAGACGCTCCACTGTCTTACGGGTAGCCTCACGGTTGAAGATACCACGCTCACCGCTCTTGCTCTTGTAGAGAGACAGCCACTCTTCCATGAATGTTCCAATCTCTGGCTTTTCCTTGTAAGCTACCGAGTTATTTGCAAGGGCGCGTTGTGGATTCGCTTCCCACCATGCACCACTCTTAGCTTCCCGCATTCTTTCGTCGGTAAGGTTAGATAGAGAAATAAGAGCCGATCTACGCACTCCTCCGACCACGACAATCTCTGCAACTTTACAAACGATATCGTGGCACTCGATTGAAGTGAGCTTTCGTCCTGCTGCTCGTTTAAAAGTATCGCAGGTGAATTTGAAAAGATCCTCAAGAGGTCTTGGCCCTGAAGCCCTACCACCAAAGGTTTTGAGCCTTGCACCAGCAGGGCGTACCTTAGAGATGTCCCATTTAGGAATCTGACCTCCAACGAGAAGGGATACAAGTTCCTTGAAAGCCTTAGCCCAGCCAGCCTTAGAGTCATCCACAACGATTGTCGTATCGCTTTGGCTGAAATGTTCAGCGATTGTAGGAAGCTTCTCGACATATTGGCGTTCCACCGAGAAACCGACCCCGGTTCCACACATGAGGATATATAGAATTTCATCGAAAGCACGCAGACGATTTACAGCGACATAAGAACAATTATAACCGGCGGTATTGTCACGACGAAGTGCTTCTCCTGAAGTCATGAGAGCACGCATTGAAGGCATTATCTCAAGGTTGAGAACAGCATCTTCTAGTTCCTTACGAAGAGCTTTGGTAAGATGATAACCTTGATTCTCTTGAAGGTGATTCTCAAAGAAATCAAAATATCTGCCAACCGTCTCCTTCCAAGTTTCGCGTCTGTTTTCCTTTTCAAGCCATCTTGAGTATCTTGAAAGATGGATAAAATCTTGGTACAAAGTTGGTAATGACATATATTCAATCTCCTTTATGATTAAGACAAGTTGTATTTATTTTGCTGTTAGAACCTTCCAGGATTCTGGAAACAGTTCTGAAATAATATTGGATATAGCGGTAGAATATTCACGAACTTCCCATTGTGCATGGGGATCTGAACGGAGTTTACAGACTCTCGCGTAGGCGGCTAGGGAGCCTGTCCAGAACCATTCTGTGTATGTACCCTGTGGGAGGACGAACCGAGCCTGCTCAGGTGCCACGCCCTTTGCCAGAAGGCTACGGTAGATCCCAAGAGCATGTTCAGTAGCAGAATCGTAACCCAAATTACAATAGTTATAGTTGTCATTGTACTCCATAAAATCATCGGAACCCTGCTTGGCTCCGTTAGTGGGCTTGTCTCTCCACCGGGGATTATAGACTTCCGGTTCTTCGGTCACATAACGACGGGAAATCTCGTTCTCCACAAATCCCACTTTTGATTTAAAGAGCTGGGTTCGAATTGAAATTGGTGCCTTGATGCGAAGGCAAATCTGGGGATGTGCAAAAGGTGTCCAGTGTTGGTGCTTTGCAAGATAAGAGATGAGTTTCTTATCCTTTTCCTTCAGCCTGAAATTGTATCTGTGTTCGATTACGGATCGACTATCAACATCAATCTCTTCTTTGATGTCGAAGTCAAATTCTGATTCCTTGGCGAAAGACACGCGAGCGGCATTGACCACCAAGAGATCCGATCCCATGTGGTCAACATACTCAACATGCCCCTTGTCAAGTACCGGTATCTTCGTTTTTGTCAGATTCGTCGTCATAATATAAAAACTTCACATTCTCTGTTTCTGCAAAAGACTTTGCATAATCAATTGCCATTTTCCATAATTGCGGATCTCGTTCTTTCACATAAGTGGAGAACAATGACATGAAGTCAAGAAGGGCATCAGCCAGTTCGTCGCCCGTCTCTTCATCTAATGGCTCTTCGTCTGGTCCTTCGTTTTCTTCCATTGGGTCATCCTCAGTTTCGCTTCCATACCAGTGAATGAATATGTGCGAAGCATATCCATTATACCAGAAATCTTCATCCCAGACAAGACCATCTCGTTGATATCCTTGTGACGAATGCAGGAAGGCAGGATCGTGACCCTATGGCCCTGATCAATCAACTTTTCCATCGCAAAGCAAACATTGCTGTTTCTTGGCTCATTGTCCAGAACGAATATCAGTTCCTTATCCTTCAGGGTTGAAGGTACTTTATCTATGGTGGACAAGCCAGTTGAAGCAACACAATTAGACAAAAAAAGCGAGTCAATTGGACCCTCTACGACGAACACAGGACCTTCCAGTTTTCTCCACAATCCATACCATTTGTCGGAATCTTCTGACGCACGAACAGTGATGTAACGGACTTCTGCATTCTTGTCCAATGCTCTACCCTGTGCTGCAATGATATTTCCTTCTGCATCATAAAAAGGAATCACGAATCTCGCTTCCTTCTTGACTTTTGCATTCGGATCTATGGTCTTTGCAAATTCCGCAAAGTCTTCTGCATAAAGAAGTTCATCCCACTTTTCAACCGGAATCATTCTTCGGTCTGCAAATCTCACGGCTTCGTTGCTCTTGGGTAAATCTGACAGTTTAGGAAGGACCGATTCCTTGGAATCTGTCCTTATAGGAAGGACAGATTTTGGAGGAATGACTACAGGTCCAGTACGACCAACATGAGCATTCTTTTCCTTCCATTGCTCGTAGGAGTATTCCTTGTGAATACCAGCATCCATGTCCTTCAGAAAAAAACTGAAAGATTTTGATACGCCACAATTGTGGCAGAAAAAATACCACTCACCCTTCTTCAGGATGAAGAACCCCCTAGCCTTAGTCTTCTTTTTTGAAGAATCTCCACAAAGGGGACAGGAACAATTGTAAAGACCTGCCTTTTTTCTCTTGAAGTTCTTCAGTCTGGGGGAGATCATGTTGATGTATTTTTCGTCTATCCATGTCATATCTTCCAATCCTCGACCTTCTTGCGGGAGAACTTGTCATCGGCGGTTCGCATGTCGAACCCCTTACCGTAGTTCTTCTCTTCGGTCTGATTGGCTTTCAGGATTCCAGATTGTGCCGTATTCGGAGCATCCTTGAACTTCATCATGGACCGATCCAGAGACAGGATGAACTTGCGGTTCGCCATACCGTCATTGTAGCGGTTCTTGAGCTGCTTTACAAGGATCTGCTTCACCTCTTCCAACTCTTCGGTGCTGATGAGGGCAAACATGAAATCCGCCGTCATGGGCAATCCAAAGCTGTCTGAAGTCTCGGACATGTCGATGTCTTGGTTGCCGAACCCTTCACGGTTCGTCTGGGTAGCCGTCCACAGAGGTAGACCATATTCCACAGCCAATCCACGCAGTTCCTCTGCGATTGATTTGACATACATGTAAGTGTTCACACCACCGCCCATCTTGAAGCGGGAGCTTGCGCAGATATTCAAATAATCCACAAACAGGACATCAGGGACAAACTTCTTCTTAAGACGAAGTTCCTCCAGCAAAGCCCTGAAATGATTCACGGTTGCCGTCGCGGTCGGATACTCCTTGATGATCAGCTTGCCCTTGACATTATCTCGGATTGAATCCATCTTCTTGTCATAGAGTTGCTTGGGAATCTGCTTGAGATTATCAAGAGAGATGTTCATCAGGTTAGCGTCGATACGCTCCGCAATACGCTCCTCCGCCATCTCACAGGTGATGTAAAGGACATTCAGATTCTGTG